ATGGCAGCAGCAGGGGTCACAGATCCTAAAGCTCTCATTGCAGCAGGCGTAGCCTCAATCCTTCCACCTGTACTTCGCTACCTCAACGGTAACGATTCTGCGCTTGGCTTGAAAAAGTGACACAGACGGATTTCTTTACTCTTTACATGGCTACCCTTGCAGTGCTAGGCGGTCTTTCGGGCTTTGTCATCACACACCTATTGTCTGAAATTAAAAGACTTAATGGGCGTGTTGATGAGATCTATAATCTTCTCTTAGACCGATAATTTTCCAATGGCAAGAAAAGCAACTAAGAATCTAGTCGAGCAAGATTACTCAGCTCTCGATGCTTACTGCATCGGGATGTACGAGTTCGCTCAAAGTCTAAAGCGAGCGGGCTTTGACGAGGAAACCGTCCTAGGCATTATCGTAGAGCGATCAGCCTACCCTGCGTGGATCTTGCCAGATCCAGTCGAGCCAGAAAGGTTCGGCGATTACGAAGATGAGGACGATGATTAAAAAACGATATCTTGTGATATCAGATCTACAGATTCCTTACCATCATGAGCAAGCCGTTAAGAATTTAATCAAGTTAGTAAAGCGTGAGAAGTTTGACTTAGTCCTTAATACCGGTGATGAACTGGACATGCAATCGCAGTCCAAGTGGGCTAAAGGTACTCACCTAGAATATGAGGGGCAATTAGATGCCGATAGAACTCTGGCTCAAAACATCCTCTGGGATCTTGGCACGACCGATATTACCCGATCCAACCATACCGACCGTCTTTACCACACTCTCGTTAGAGGAGCTCCTAGCCTCATTGGACTTCCAGAGCTTGATTACTCCAACTTTATGGGCTTCAACGAGCTGGGGATACGCTTTCATAGAAAACCCTATGAGTTTCATAAAGGATGGGTCTTAGTCCATGGTGACGAAGGATCAATGAATACCAATGCTGGACTTACAGCTCTAGGTTTAGCGCGTAAGTTTGGCAAGTCTGTAGTTTGTGGACACACTCACAGAGCAGGTATCAGTGCCTTCACAGAGGGCATAGGAGCCTCATACAGGACTTTGTGGGGCTTAGAGGCTGGGAATGTCATGGACAAAAAGAAAGCCTCTTATCTCAAGGCTGGCAGTGCTAATTGGCAGATGAGCGTAGCAGTGATTGAAACGCATGGAGACCGAGTAAGTCCAATGCTAGTGCCGATAAACAAGGATGGATCTTTCACCCTTTACGGGAAGTTATACGCTTAGAAATCGTTATCGTTTCGTTACCTAAATGTGCTTGATTATGTCATACAGGCGTGAGACTCTAATTCTGTAAGCAGTCAAGGGCACTGCTACAGATAGGTACATAATGATTAACTCAATAACAATCATAGGAATGTTAGGGTTACTAATAGCTTCTAACTTTATATGGTATTGGCAAGGCTACAAGGATGGCAGACGCGAAGGTTATGTTCGTGGTCGCGATTTAAGCCGACAAGGCTTTTGGCAAGAATGAGAGCTAATGAAATCTTACTGACAGCCACCGACACAATCCGAGAGCGTGGGCTTCAGTACGGACATCCAGCCGATAACCTAGAGCACACAGCCATGTTGCTTAGTGCTTACTTACAGATGCCGATTCACGATTATCAGGTGGCAGGCATCATGGTTTTAGTTAAACTGGCTAGAACCAATCAATCAGCACAGCACATAGATAATTGGATTGATCTATGCAGCTATGGCGCACTGGCTGGACAACTAGCAACAGAGGAGAACGATCTCTATGTTTAATTTAGCCGATTACGAAACAGTGGAGGTAAGACTTGAAAAATTTATTAAGGATTATCCAGATTTTCGCATTGCAACTGAGTTGGAAGTTGTCGAGAAAGATCGATACATTGTTAAAGCGTACTTGTTTAAGACTAATCAAGATACTGTCGCATGGGCAACAGGGTACGCTGAGGAAAAAGTTACTGACAGAGGCGTCAATTCTACTTCTGCATTGGAGGTATGCGAGACTAGCGCAATCGGCCGCAGCCTTGCAAACGCAGGTTATGCTGCTAAAGGAAAGCGTCCAAGCCAGTCGGAGATGAAGAAGGTTGTAGCAGCTCAACAGCCTAAGCCAGTGGTACAAGATCTTGTACCAGCTCAGGAGCAGGATTACTGGACTACTCCAGTCAATGATTACATGAAGGTAGTAGATGCTCCAGTTACTCTAGAGAAGGCTATGGAGAATGTAGCTGCAATCATAGGTACAGGCGAAGCACAAGAAGCGCCAAGTTGCAAGCATGGACACATGAGATGGCGCGATGGCGAGAAGAATGGTCGTGCATGGGGCGGGTATCAATGTGCTCACATGAACGCAGGAGGCGTTAAGTCTGACTGTCCGCCTGCATGGTATCGCATGGGTAGTGATGGTAAATGGCATCCACAGGAGGTAAGAGTATAATGGGAAACATTGGAATTAAGATAAATGGCGAATGGCTTGACCTTATGTCTGCATTTGTGCCATGTCAGTTATGTAATGAACCTGTCCAGATACGCGATCTAGCGCACATATCATCTGACTCTGTCAATGGTATTGTGAACTGGCAATGTGCGAAATGTAACGCAGTCAATGGATAACAAAGAACAGCTATTAACATTCTTAATACTAGCTCTATTCATAGGTGGGGTGGCTATGGGGCTAATGCTTCATGGCTAGTCAAGCAAGAAAGCACAGAGGTTTCCGCACAGAGCGCGTAGTTGCACAGTACCTATCGACTGTATGGCAAGGCGCATGTGTGGGAAGGGGTAGTGGCAAGGATATTGTTAATGTACCGTTTGATGTTGAAGTCAAAGCCCGCGCTGGATTTCAACCACTTGCATACATAAAGCAATTAAAAGCTCGCACAGCCATTTCGGGGGAATTAGGCTTTGGAGTGATTAGACTTAATGGTCAGGGTGAAGATGCGCGTGAGTATGCCGCGATCATTAGACTAGAGGATCTATTGCCACTACTCATATTAAAATACGGTCACTTAGACAAAGAACCTACAGAAGCAGACATAGACCGATGCTCTGGATGTGGGTCATACATGATAAGGAAGTGTCTTACTTGCCAGCCTACGACTACCGATGCCCAGACTGCAATCTTAGTCAAGAGATTAGCCATGGATGGTACGACAGACCAGTAGTGCCATGCACATACTGTAATGAGCCTATGGACAAGACAATAAGCACAGCTGCTATCCACTTTAAGGGCAAGGGCTTCTATTCTACTGATAAATAGTTATCCACAGAAGTTATCCACAGGAGGTCTCAATGAAGCGACACACCGCTCTGACCAGCACTTATGTAAATGTATTTGACAACGATGGTACGCTAACACAGCAGAGCCTCTCAAAGGCTCACCGCGAGCCCCTTAGGGGCGTAGCTCGCGGGGTGCTAGTAGCTATTGGGATATCTCTATTGCTAGTGCCTGATGCAGGTGGATCTAAACCAATGCAATATGTAAGCTATAAAGAATATGCATTACATCTATTACATTATGACTATAAGCAGTATGTATGCATATCAAAGCTATATGGTAAAGAAAGTGCATGGAATCCTAAAGCATCTAATGGATCTCATTACGGAATACCTCAAGGTAAGAGTGAGTGGCTTAGAGATCAAGATGGTTATACTCAGGTACGATGGGGCTTAGCATACATTGAACATAGATACTCAACTCCATGCAATGCATACGATCATTGGAGAAAGTTTAATTGGCATTAGATCCAAGAGACAGCAGGAAGTGGAGAGCATTGAGACTTACCATACTGGCTCGTGACTCATACACCTGTGGTTACTGTGGTCAAGACGCCACAACAGTTGATCACATCTTGCCTGTTCGCAAACATCCTGATCAGGCAATGAATCCAGAGAACCTAATCAGTGCGTGTACTAAGTGCAACAGCGCTAAAGGATCACGCTCACAGGGGGTTTTTTTAGCACAGCAGTTCACCCCCCCTGTATTTATTGACTATATCTCCCCGATTCAGTCCGAGACGATGCTGGATAGTCCTTTTAAAATCCGACCCGATACGAATCAATGACAACTAAGACCAAAAAGCCCAAGGCTCTACGAGGGGCAACCAAACCACGGCTTCACAGTCCACTTCTCAAGGGCGAAAATAAGTTGCAAGATGTAAAAGATCTATGCGAGATTGTCAAGATACCTTTAATGCCATGGCAGGAGCTAGTGCTTAAAGATATTTTGACTGTGGACAGAAAAGGTAACTGGATTCGTAAAACAAACCTAATTCTTGTGGCTCGGCAGAATGGTAAGACTCATTTAGCGCGTATGCTGATACTGGCACACCTGATCAAGTGGAATACTAACGTGCTTATTATGTCCTCTAATCGAAGCATGGCTTTAGACACCTTTAGACAGATCACTACCCTATTGGAGACCAATGACTACCTTAAAGGATTCGTTAAACAGATCCGACACGCCAACGGCACAGAGTCTATTGAGATGTTATCTGGAGCAAGGCTCGATGTTGTTGCAGCAACTAGAGACGGCTCTCGAGGTCGATCAGTCAATGGATTGCTCTACATCGATGAAATCCGAGAGATTACTGAAGAAGGATTCAGAGCTGCTACTCCTACAACTAGAGCTCACCCAAACTCTCAAACGCTTCTTACCTCTAATGCAGGAGACGCTTTCAGCACTGTACTCAACGACCTACGAGAGCGAGCGATCGACTATCCACCCAAGTCTTTTGGATTTTATGAATACTCAGCTCCGCAATACTGCAAGATAACTGATCGCAATGCATGGGCTCTGGCTAATCCCTCACTGGGGTACACAATCACGGAGGAAGCGATTGAAGAAGCGATTGCTACATCTCCTATTGAAAACACGCGCACCGAAACTCTTTGTCAGTGGATTGATTCTCTTAGTAGTCCTTGGCCTCATGGCATATTAGAAGATACATCCGATAGCACACTAGAAATGGCTGTAGGGGCTTATACTGTATTCGGTTTCGATGTCAGTCCTTCACGCAGGAACGGATCATTGGTCGCAGGACAGCTACTCCCAGATGGGAGGATTGGCATCGGGATCTTAGAGACTTACAGCTCTCAGGTAGCAATCGATGAGCTGCGAATGGCAGCAAGTATAAAGGCATGGTGTGACATTTATAAGCCTCGCCTAGTCTGCTTTGACAAATACGCCACACAAACAATCGCAGATCGTTTAGCCAATGCCGGAGTTATGGTTGAGGATGTATCAGGTCAGCAGTTCTACAAAGCCTGTGGAGATCTACTAGAAGGCTTGGTCAATTTAAGAGTAGTTCACAATGGGCAAAACGAACTCATCCAGCAAATGCAAAATTGCAGCGCAAAGGTGAACGATTCGGCTTGGAGAATTGTAAAACGCAAGTCTGCTGGAGATATCTCAGCACCTATTGGCTTGGCAATGGTTGTTTCTAAGTTAATGATCCCAGTTGCTAAGCCACAGATATACATTTAGACACGCCCTAGCATATTGTCTAATTACTTGACAAATGCTATACTTTCTGTCTATGGGTAAATTATTGCAAACCTTTGGTCTAGAGCCTAAGCCTTTATTAGAAGCACAATCCGCGCCACAGGTTCTTGGCGAGTATTCACCTTATGCAATGCCTTTTCAAAGCGCATACATCGGCAGAACAGAAGCAATGTCTGTCCCAGCGCTTATGCGTTGTCGCAATTTACTTGCTGGCACAATCGGCGCGATTCCTCTAGAGCTTTACAAAAAATCCAATAATGAAGAACTTGGCTCACCTGCATGGTTAGAGCAACCTTCATATTCACAACCACGATCCGTAACGATTGCATGGACGGTGGACTCGCTTCTTCTATACGGGCAAGCCTTCTGGAAAGTAGTTGAGGTCTATCAGGAAGATGGACGTCCTTCTCGCTTTGAGTGGATCGCTAACAATCGAGTAACAATAACTCTTGATGCGACTAATACTTTTGTTAGATCTTACGCAGTTGATGGAACTACATTACCTATGGATGGATTGGGATCTCTTGTAACATTCCAATCACTAAGTGATGGCATTCTTAACACTGGCGCATCTACAATTCGCGCAGCCATAGATGTTCAAAAAGCAGCAGCAGTTGCAGCAGCTACTCCAATGGCGAGTGGTTACATTAAAAATAATGGCGCAGATCTAGATCCTAAAGAAGTTTCAGGATTACTTGCTGCTTGGCGTCAAGCTCGCAATAACAGGTCTACGGCATATCTCAGTAGCACTCTTGAATTTTCTCCTATTTCATTCTCACCTAAAGACATGATGTACGGGGATGCAATTTTTAACCTTGCTACCGAAATTGCGCGTTTGTGCAATGTACCTGCTTATTATGTTTCAGCAGATCAAAATAATTCTATGACTTATGCAAATGTGCAAGATGAACGCAAGCAATTCTTAACACTATCTCTACAACCATTTATTAGCGCGATTGAAGATCGTTTATCTATGGATGATATTACTGCTCGTGGTAATGTAGTTAAGTTTGATATTGATAAGAACTTCCTACGCACTGATCCACTTCAAGAATTAGCAGTAATTGAGAAACTCTTAACCCTGAATCTGATTACTCAGGAGCAGGCTATGGAAATGACTGATCTAACACCTAATGGAAGCCAAGGTATGCAATGAACCAAGTAATTACCTTCTCAGCTGAACTCACAGCAGACTCAGCAAGTCGCACAGTATCAGGCAAGATTGTGCCGCTTAATGTTGAAGCAGGATCTACCAATATGGGCAAAGTTATTTTTGCTTCTGGATCTATTGATATCACAGATCCTAAAGCAATCAAGTTGCTAAGTCAGCACGACACAAAGAAGCCTTTAGGTCGCATGGTTTCATTCAGCGAATCAGAGAACTCAATCGATGCAGTGTTTTCTATTAGTCGCTCACAGCGCGGTACAGAAGCACTAATCCTTGCAGAAGAAGGATTGCAAAGCGGTTTGTCAATCGGTGCAGAAGTCCTAAAGTCAAAGATTAAGGACGGCGTAACTTATGTTTCTGCTGCTCGCTTGGTCGAAGTAAGTTTAGTAACAGAGCCAGCCTTTAAGTCTGCTCAAGTTACTGATATTGCAGCAGAAGAATCTGCTGTAGAAGAAACAATCCAACCAACAGAAAGCGAGACAGCCACCGTGGAAAACACCACTCCAGCAGTCGAAGCAACACCAGTTGAAGCACCAGCGGTTG